CGGGAAATTCTATTTTAAAAGTTCCGTTACTTGCTGTTTTGTCACCACCGAATGCAATCACACACACGGCATCAGTAGTTCCTGAACCACCGTTTGTTGTTGTGTTATAAATTAATGCACCGTTTGCAGTAAAAGAAGCTGAGTTGTATGTTACATCAGAAAAATCTGTAAATGCAGTTGTGCTTGTTAATCCAACTCCAGTGTTAGTTAAAGTTGCACCACCTGCAGAATATGCAGATCCTGATGTATTTGTAATTTCTTCTGATGTTGAATAATCTGTAGTAGCTGCTCCTAAACTTGCAGAGCTATCATATAAAGCTAATTTAAAAGTGTGACCACCTGAAGATTCAAAACTGTGTTTGCCTTGTAAAAGCTCTTGTTTGAAGCTTGAACATATTGCTGATGATATTGCCATAATTTATTCTCCTACGGGTTTGCTGAGTT